GGTGGCGTTCCAGTCGATCGGCCGGTGAAGGACGGTCTGGCTGGCTCCTATCACGAGGACGAAGAACGGCAGGAGTGCTGCCGCGTACTTCTGGAAGATGGTGCTCATGTGATTCCTTTCTACTTGACTCGGGACGTGGCGTCGATGAGCGACTTCCACACCAGGCTCGTGACGGACTGCGTCTCCGACTGCGACGCGAGACCGATGTACTCATACGAGCGCACCTCGTCCATCGTCTTGAGCGGGATCAGCTGGCCGTCAGGCCCGATGTACCCCATGCTCGTGTCAGGTGCTCGCAGGAACTTTCCTTTGGTTGCCATGTCATCCTCCTCGAATGGATTGGTTGGCGGGATGGGTCGTGGGTTGATTCCCGATGCGATGGTGTGCGTCGGGATGATGGGCATGTTGCGCCAGTTGGGATTGTTCCAGTGCCACGGCTCGACGGCATCACGGATGAAGCCGACCGCGCGCATAGCTGCCTGTGCAGCAGCATCCGTCCTCTGGAGATCGGGCGCTGCTCCCCTCATGTGGTTACGCTGACCCGGAGGCTCCGGGCTGCTGGCGGGCGGACCGCCATGATGCAGGAACTGATCGTAGTAATACGCCTGCTGATTGTACGAGCGCCAGGCATCGGTGACGCGAAGCTGCGTCCTGAGCCGGTCTCCTGCCGCTACGAGTAGCGCCAGGGTATCCGGAGTCAGGAAATAGTTAGGCTGCCAGGGGATCGGTACTAGGTTGTCGCTCATGCTGTTCCTCCTTTCTGTATTTCGTTGTTGATCAGCCATCTCGGCTTAGTGTCCTCGAAGATTCTCTGCTCCTCGGAGGTCATTGGAATACCTGTACGCGCTACGTAGGTCTCGAAGAGTGCTCGCAGGGTCTCGAGCTTCTTCCTGGTGTCTGCTAGCTCTTCTGACTTGGTGTCATCTGCTCGCTCGAGCCTATCGATCTTGCGTCCTTGCTCCTCAACCTGGGCCATGAGCGCCACACGCTCTTCCTTGTACTGAGCCAGCTCTTTCACCGCATCTGCCAGTTGCGCCAGGGCGTTAGTCTCCCGCACGCCTGCGCGATCCAGCAGATCCTGATAGGCGAGGGTCTGAGCGTTGAACTGGGTGACGGTCAGACCCCCCTCTTCGATCTCCAGTTTCTTGTTCGCCCCACGCCTCTGCAGTATGAACAGCAGAGCCACGGGCACACTCGCGACCAGTAGTGGAACCACTACGATCTGGAGTGCTGTTTGCCACCATTCCATGTCAGAGACCCTTCTTCATGGATTCCCAGACCAGGGTCCGGAAGATGAAGCCCACGCGCATGACGGGGACTACAAGATGCGTTGTGTTGAGTATGAAGTTCTGCCAGAAGTGCGGCTCCCGCTGGTCACCGGCGATGAATGACAGGACCAGGAAGACCACGATAAGTGTGGCCAGGGCAGAAGCTGCGAACATCTCGAGGCGACCTGTCTTGGGGAAGAACAGGGCACCTACGAAGGCGGTCACTGCTACTGGCGTCACCAGCATCGTGAAGTAGTCGAAGAAGTCGTGGCCATTCTCCAGAGCGAACTGCTCGAAGTTGGTGATGAACGCGGCCACACCCCAGGCTGCGTAGATAGCGTAGAGGATGGCTGCTGTCCGGTGGAAGACGACAGCGAGGATCTCGTTAGGGTGCATGAGGTCCGGCTGAAGCTTGTTGAAGACAGTGTTCATCCTGTGCATGTTACGCCTCCTGCGTGTCCGGTGCCCAGACGGCCTGGACTGCTGCTGCAAGCTGCTCGTCGGTGACTGCTGCTGGGTTCAGGCCAGGGCGAGGGGGCAGGGCTGCCACGGCCTCGTCGTAGGCGTTCTTCGCGTAGGCGTGGACGGCCGTGAGGGTCGAGCCACCGACCTCCGTGGAGATGATGCGGCCCTTCTGGGTTGCCACGAAGTTGTCGGCGTTCGGGATGTGTGCCTGCTCGGCAGCAGCGATGAGACGAGCGGTCAGGTCCGCGTCATCCCGGGCTGCGATGTGCTGTGCTGTGGTGTCTGTCATGATTCCTCCTAGGTTTTGATGATGTAGTTGAGCGCCATGTAGGGCTGAAGAACGTTGAACGCAGTCCCACCTCCTGTGTTGCGGATGCTGATTCGGTTCGTGGCGCTTGGAGTACCCTGCGGGATGGAGACGCTACCTCCACCAGGCACGACCGCGGTCAGACCCCAGTCAGCGAAGTCGGTGGTCGGTGAACCGCTGTAACCGAAGGGGTGATTGTGGGCAGGCATCTCTGCGATGGTCTGCAGGTGGGTCTTCTCTCCGCCTACCTTGCCTCGAGCGTTGAACTCGGTCTGGGTAGTGTCGATACCGGCCACCACCTTGCCCCTGAGGTCAGGGAGGTTGAAGTGCGTGCCATCCGCTGCACCGAACTGAGTGCCGATGGCTGCGAACAGCCGGGGATAGCTCGTGCGGAGCAGGCTTGACCCGTCACAGACGAGCCAGCCTGGGATGACGTTGTTCTGGGCGATGATCTTGATCTCTCCGGAGAAGGCTCCTCCGTTGGCCACACCATGGATGACCACCTTGCGGATGGACAGCTCCACACGTACCCGAGCGCCCACGAACAGCTCCAGGGGGTCCACCAGGGAGTCGGGGACCAGGGCCAGGGGGTTCGTGTCCCCGTCCATCCTGATGGCCAGGGCGCTGGGAGGCGCTGCCGTTACCGTCGCCCACTTGAACGAGGTCATGTCCGTGATGTCGTTGACTGGCATTAGAGTGAGATCACCTCCTGGAGAGTTAGCTGCATGAGACCGAGGGAAGTCGTGTCGAGCTGGATGCGCGTAATGACATGGCGGTCATCTACACCGGCTGGCACGTTAGCGAACCGGATCACGTCGCTGACCCTGACCGGGATGGGCAGGTTAGTCACCTTGACGGTGGCCTGCGTCGCAGACATCTGGATGAGCGTGGTCTGGGCGCGGCTCTGGAGGAAGGCGATGGTCTGTGGGTCGGTTCCTGCAGGGCAGTCGACAGAGTCCAGGACGTGTGGGATGGTGCGACCCCGTGTGACCGTGGAGTACGGGCTGGTCGGGTCGGTGTTGGTGTACGTGCCTACCAGGGCAGGAGCGTCGTTTCCACCGGCCGACTGGATGGCGATTACCTTGTTCGGGACGTCGTAGCTGTCGCGATCCCGTGTCCAGTCCGGTCGGTAGATGGACAGCTCCCCGTCGATCAGCTCCTTCGGGAACCCGAGCAGCTCGTAGTTGATGGACCGGTTTGCAGGCAGTACCCGAGGGGTCGTCTGGAAGTTGCCGTAGCCATCGACCCAGAGAGCGTTGTAGTTCGCCACGTCGAGCAGGTCGTTGATGATCTTCAGCTTGCTCGTGCCAGCCTCCCAGACCATGTTGCTCTGTGTGGCCAGGGTGTTGGAGGTGTCTACGGCCAGGTACTCGTTGGAGGAGGCCAGGATGGTCTTGACTTGGTTCAGGATGAGCGTGCCTGCCGCTACTGCGTACGAGCTGTCGACAGCATCCTGGGCAGGCACCGTGCAGCGATCCAGTAGCTCGAGACCCCACACGCGGCCAGTGGTGTCCCACTGTTCGACCCCAGCAGACACCAGGAAGACGCCCAGAGGGTTTTCAGGTAGACCCTGGATGGCACACACCGGACGGAGACGAACTGACTCCAGTGCGACGTCTGCGACCCGGAGCATGCCAGGCTGAGCCACGGCCAGGTCAGCGACCTGGATCTTGCCTCCGCCCTTGACCGAGGCGTTCTGGGTGAACGTAAGCTGGCCGTCAGAGACACCGTCCAGCGTGCCGACCAGGGTATCCAGGCCAGTTGCAGTCGAATGCTTCAGGACCTCCCAGCGATACGAGGTAACCCTGTCGCCGTAGAGGATATCCTTGGTGGCCAGGTTCAGGACCGGGATGTGGTCCCCAGGGACGTCTACCGAGCGGTCCTGGTAGAGGCTCGTCGATGCGTTGGCCACACCTGACCAGATGTACTGCCTCCGCGGGTACGGGTCGGTGGTGTCTCCGTTGAAGCCCGTGTCGGGGAGCGTGGCAGCTTCCTCGAGAACTGCGTCGTCGAGGAAGAAGGTGATGGGCTGAGCTGAGGTGCGCGTGCGGACGTGGATCTGGCTGTTGGTGGCGTCCGACTGAGCCAGCTTGCCCTCGGCCTTGACGAATTGCCAGTCACCGGTTCCTACGATCAGCGTCTGAGGAGTGTCCTGGGAGACAGCGCCAGAGGTTCGCACGACCATGTAGAGCTGAGCTCCAACTGGCGCGTTGACCCAGATGCCGCCGGAGTAGGTCTTGCCAGGCATGGCCGGAGGCGTGATGTTGGAGATGATGCCACCCTCAGCGGTCGCCAGGCCAGCGGTGATGACCTTGAGGGAGTTGCTGCCAGAGTGCTTGGACGACGTTGCCTTGCCAGCTACTGCACCAGTGCCGGAGCCGTTGGTGACGACTGCTGACTGGCACAGAGAGGTGGATGCGTTGGCCGTGCCGCTCCAGATGAACGTGTGGTCTTGGTTGGCTGCCGTAGATCCGTCGAACTGGACAGGTACTCCAGGGACCTTGGCTTTCTCGATCTGGACCTTGCCCATACGGAGCTTGACACCGGCTGCTCCAGCGCCCTGTCGGACTGCCGTGAAGTCGAACTCACCTGCCGCTACTGCCGCGCTCACCGTGCAGATGATGGTGACACGCTGAGGCCCTACCGTGTCTCCAGGGAAGGCGGTAGATCCGCTGGCGAAGTACACGTTGCCGGTCGTGCCGTGAGCACGGATGGTGTAGCTCGACCCTGCGACGTCTCCCACGACCTCCATCATGGCGCTGAGCACGTAGGTGTCGCCGCTGGCCAGGGCCACGGTGGACTTGGAGGACCAGATGTACGGGGTAGCAGCTCCGTTAGAGGTTGTCTCGAGACAGGGCGTGCCGTCCGACATGGCCGTGACGATGGGTGCGACCGCTGCGTTCCAGCCGGTGATACCGACCGGGACAGGGTTGCTGGCCACGTTCGTGCGCATCGTGGTGGCAGCGCCAGTCGTCTCCATGCCAGGGTTGGTGACGTAGTTCGTACGTTCCGTAACCCACGGAGTGTAGGTGTCTTGAGTAGCCATCTTCAGTCCGTTTCGGTCAGCGTGAACGAGAGGTCGCCACGGATGTCCCTCTTGTAGGAGATAGAGCCTTTGACAGAACCGAACACCCTACGGCCGGAGGCGTCCCGGAAGCACGCCTTACCAGGCACGAGCAGGAGGTTACGGATGTCAGGGATGGTGCTGCCGAAGCCCTCGAAGATGTACGAGCTGACCTTGAGCTGGACCTGAGTCTCCGGACCGTACAGGCCGATGGGCTTGGTCCGGCCTGCCGCCTGGATGGTGTCGCTGGCCACACTCAGTGACTCATCGACCTTCAGGTTACCACCGAAGACGACTTGGTTCTGGAAGCTGGCACCCTTGCTGAGGAAGGCCGCGCGTAGCTCAGCCGTCTCCAGGTCGATGCTGACCGTGACTGCCGAGCCGAGCGCTGTGTAGGTGGTGATGATGTAGTGGTTGATGCCGTTGATGGTGGGAGTGGTGTCCAGGAAGGTCAGGCCGCTCGAGACTGGGTAGTTCGTCACGACTGGCTCCTGAGGCCCGTTGTCTACAGCCCGTGTGACCGTGACGGTGGCCGCTGCCGACTGGCCAGCGATGGGGTCCGGGATGACCAGGTCGACCTGAGCCCATCCGTTGTCGTCCAGGTAGCTGACGGCAGGCACAGCAGCCGGGGGAGCCAGGTAGGTGACCGTGAAGGTGTTCGTCGCCCAGTTGGACCAGAGTCCGTTGGAGTCCTGGTTACGTGCCCGGAGGGAGTAGCTCAGCCCGTTCTGGCCCTTAGTGGCCATCACGATACCGACCTGGATTACGCTGTCCAGGGTCTCCACGACTGCTCCGGCCTGGGAGAGCTCAAGCTGGGTCTTGACGACCGTCGCGCCTTCCGGCTGGGAGAAGGTCACGTTGACC